CTTTTCTTTTGTGCTTTCTTGTTTAGTGTCATAAACTTCTATTGTGGCTCTATGTGTTTTAGGTAAAGTATTATTTCTCATTTCTTTTTCTGTTTTATCTTTAAAAATCTTTTCCTCAATTAAATCTGGCATATCTTTTTCTGCTATCTTAATCCATACTTTTACTTTCCAATCCTTTTTATTCTTTTCACTCATCCGAATACATCAAAATCTAAAGGAGCTACTACCGGTTTCATTCGACTAGCACTATTCCCTCTGGTTAATCTTCTATGTTCACCACCTCCCAACATTAAATACATATAAGCATCTCCAACGTGGGAATGATCATTTTTATTAGGCTGATCTCTATATCTTTCTCCTCCAGAAATTTGAACTCTTCTAAAGTGATAACCTCCGGCTAAAGATTTTCTTAATCGCAAACATTTTTTATCAATTAATAATCCAGCCTTACCTAATATTAATCTATTCATCGGAGCTGCACCAGCCTCTCTCCTAACTCTAAAATCATTTGTAGCAGTTGGTCTAGCAACAAGTCCGAGGGTTCTTAAATGATCAAAGGCTGTAACTTCAAAAATTTCATCTCTCTTCTGTCCAGATGGATCTCCCCAGATAAAGACATCAAATTTAGGAAATCGAGTTTCTAATTCTCCTTTTAACATTTGACCAAATCTTTCCAGGCCCATATCAAAAGTTACTAGCTCATGTATGATTACCCATCGACCATTAGAATGTTTCTGTCCGAATACTGCTGCTGGAGTTAAACCAAAGTCCACACCTATTTGAATAGGATATTGAATATCCGGTTCAATAAAATCTGCTACCATTAAGGTATCATCGTATTCTGATATAACCGGCTTTCCTTCTTGAACATAAGTATATTTTGCTTGAGCATAACATCTAATCCAATCTAAATTCTTTCCGAGTAATGTTTGTTCATAATATCCTGTAGGTAAATTCTTTTTATTTTCTGTTTTATCTTTTACCTTCCACCACTTGCCGGTACTTAAAACATAACCATTAGCCTCTGGATTGTCTGGCAGCTCTCCTGGAGATACTTCTTCAACAGCTCCTGGCTGCTTATAAAATTTCCAGGCATACTTGCCTCTCATCTTTTCTTTTTCAGCTAACTTAAACCACCAATGGTCATCATCCATAGGATTGGTATCCATGATAATTCCTCTCCAAGGTTTTGCTCCACCATCCGACAAGGTAGGGTATCTTCCTACTCGGTGCGTTAATCCATCGATAACAGCTTTAGGTAATTCTCTAGCCTCATTCACCCAGGCTCCGGTTAGTTCCATAGATAATAATTTTCTAACATCTTTAGGCTGATCAAGAGCTAGAAAAATAACTTCACAATCTATTCCTGGAGCTCCCTCTCTTGCCGGTAATTTTATATGATGAGTTAAAGGAGGGCTCCATCTAAAAGATCCCCATATATTTTCTGGGAATAATTCTTGCCAGGTTTTAATTGTGGTTGTTCTTAACTCTGGATAGGAGTTTCTAACGACAACAAATCTTGAATATTTAATTCCATCCCTGGGAGATTGCTTTTGTTTAACTGCCCTCAACATTATTTCAGCAGCACAGGCATAAGATTTACCAGAACCTACAGGGCCCATTATTCCACGAACAAAACTATTATCGTTTAAGAAATTCCAGATGGTTGGTGAATTAGAAAAATCTAAATTAAGATTAGTGATAGCATCACTCATTTATAATTTTATCATAAGCATGATCTTTAATACTTTTGTCTGTGTTGATAATAGTAAGAATATCAAAACCACTATATGCTTTTGAATATACATTCTGACTAATGGCTATACTTCCCCCACTTGCAATTAAAGCAAATTGAGAACAACTCGTTAGCAATAAACCACATAAAATAATAAGTGTTGTTTTCATTAACTTTTATAATTTTTAAATCTCTCAACAATACTCTCTATCCTACTTTCATCTTCGGTTTTATTACCAAGAGTTAAATTCTTCCATTCAGCAACAGGCCGAACAGAAATTCGTGCAGCCTCTTTATCACTAATTCGATTTCTTAACATCGACACCTGGATTGTTTCCTTTTCCTGGTGTGTCATGGTTCTCTTCATTTATTTCCTCTGCATTAACAATGACCGGATCTGGGCCCTTCATTACAATTCCAACTACAGATGGTCTATCTAATTCCTCTTGAGTATCTAATAAACCGGTAGCCTTCGCTAATATTCTTAATACTCCAACTTTATCATGGAGCTCCACTTCGAGCTGTGGGCCCATCTTGGTTGGTGTTACTTTAATTTTTTTAATAGCTTTAATAGCTGCATCGGAAATTTTAGAAGGATCCTTAATGGTTACTTTACCCTCTTCATCCCAAGACATAATGTCGTCAATATTCGCCTTGGCAATATCAATAAGTTCTTGAGCTACATTCTCTCTGTTGTGCTCGATGATTTCAGATTTTTTAATTCTGCGTTGAACTATTCGAATACCACCAAAGCGATCTAGTGGTGGTTTGACCATTCGTTTAGAATTTGATTTCGTCATTACCACTTGCTTTATCCTCTTTTGGTTCGTTATTAAATACTCTAAAGAAAGCTACACCATCCCCTTTGTTATAGGGTTTAGTTTCATCCCTCTTATAGATCTTAATATCTTGAGCTCCCTGGACTTCTCTCGGCTGCTCTTTAGGATTATCTTTGTTAAAATCCTTTGCATCCCAGACTTCTATCAAATATTCACTTTGAGGAATATTTATATCCTTAAAGACTTTAAAGTTTCGGTTACTCGCATTTGGGCCTTTTGCCATATTTCCTCCTTATTTTATTTCAGATTAAAGGCAGCAATTACTATAATCGATTTAAGAATTTATTGCAAAAAAAATGTGTAATACCCCCCATATATATATACGCACCCCCTGGGCAAAGGGTATCGAATTTTCAAAAATCTTTTTTTTTTGCGGTGCTGCCAGGGAATATAAAACGCAATCGAACCTTTGGGATTTATAAATTAATACCTCATCTTCAATTTTCTAGTGATCTTCTTGAGTATACCCTTGACCTGTTCTTCCTTATTCCTGGGCCTATTAACCTTATTGATTGCGTCTTTAAAGAAGTATATCGTAGCTGGTGCATCCTTATGGTTATCTCTTCTCCATTCTATAATCTGTTTGATCTTGGCAATAGCTGTCGGAGGATGTAATCCCTGGTTGATCCAATCTTCTACAACCTTTACTTGTTTCATATCATATTGTTTGTGCTGTCCGAATATTTCCTCGGTTAATTTTATAAACGTGTTTAATATCTCTATTGCCTTTAAGTATATATTAGAACTGTTACCTATGTTGTTACGCAGTCCTTCTGAATGAATATCTACATATGCACTAGGTGCATCTTTCTTCCTATCAGTTATTCCTTTAGATGAATATTCTTTCTTCCCCCCTTGATTAGGTTTCTCATCCTCTTTACTTTTCGGATGTACCTTAACCTCCGGTTTCTCTTCAAAAGATCTATCAGCAACTGTAGCTGTAGCAATCGCATCATCCTCACTTATCTTTGGATCGAATACCATGAAGTATTTATTCCCCCTCAATCCAGGATGTTTCTTTGCATATCGTACATAATCCCATTCCATTAATTTCTTAATGTGTTTAGATATAGTAGATTGAGTGATATGTAAATCTCTAGCAATGGTGATTTGATTGGGCCAACAAACACCCTGTCTTGAAGTATAATTACCGAGTGCAGCCAGAACTCTAAAGATAGAGGGATGCTTTTTAAATCGAATATCTATTACAGCTCGTTGAGGCAAAACACAAAAATGTCCTGGAGTTTTACCTTTACCATAATGGACTTTACTTTTCTTTTTCTCTTCTGGCATTCTTATTCAGTTTCATACTTATTTCCTCATAATCAGCCCAAAGTTCTAATCCCAAATCCGATTGTATCGACCAATGTCTAGATCTATTAGCCTTCTGTCGTTGGTGATATAAAACTGTTGTATGATCCTTATTAACACAAGTTCTGGCAATGTGAGCACATCCCCAATGAGTTAGATCTAGGCATAAGTTTATATACAATGATCTGGGCCTAACTATCTCTGCATATCTTCTAACTGATTGAAGTATATCCGGAGTAATCTTATACTTATTACATACAGCCTCCATAATATCTCGGAGTAATATTCTTTCCTCACTTGTTTCTATTTTTTTAGGCTCATACTTGAGTTGTGCTCGTAGCAATTCCAATTCATCCTGGAGCTTTTCAATTCGATGCTCCATATTAAATACTTTATTCTTGAGTGTTGTTTGATCTCTTTCTATCTTTTCTTTTTCAGTTACCGGAATTTTAATTACTTGATATGGCCGAGCATCTACTATCTTTTCTTTTTCAGTTACCG